ACCCAATACCGGCTCCCGCCTATGCAGTTAACACTGGCGTTCCACAGGCAGGAAATGGAGAGCTATCGATTGGCAGCTACACTTTTTGGTGGACACAGTTTGACGAAACCACTGGCGCTGAATCGGCTCTTAGCGCAGGAGCAACGGTAGAGATAACAGACGCAACCCACGACACAATACCGGTGAGCATAACCACCACTCCCTCTGCGCTACGCGAGGACCTCGGGATAAAGTGGTACAGAAGCAAGACGAACGACAGCGTTCCATACCTAGTTGGGTTTGGGGCTGGCCCAACAATCCAGCAGATATGCAGGAGGGACACGGAGCTTTCGACAAGAGGCCCAGCTAGCTCCTCTACGATGTTCATGCAGCTTTATCCAGTTCCAGACGGGGAATACACAATCAGTGCCATTACCCAGGTCGAGGCAAAGCGCATGGGCGATGACAACGATAGGCCGCTGTTCGACGCTCAGTATCATGGAATCATTCTCGACGGGGCTGAGGCCCTGATGCTTGAGGCTAGCGATGAGCAGGGGAGGTCCGGTCACGCTCGGCAGCGATACGAGATGGGCATCGCCAGGATGATTCAAAGCGACAGAATGAACCAGCAGAGGCGCGTTGTCTTTGGGGGCGTAAGAAAGGCTCGCGGCAAGCCTACTTGGTGGTACGGGGCCTTCAGGCCGTCAGGGACATGACCAAGGCTCGCGGCTCAGTACAGGCGTTTGATCCGTCTCAGGTTACTGGAATTGATACCAGGGTCTGGCAAGAGAAGGGTACGTCCTCAGACAATCGTGGGGTCTACTTCAGCCTGAAGGGTGAGGTGGTTAGCGCCGAAGGCATTCGTCCCTTGGTTCGCGCCTGGAAGAAGGTGCCGGTTAAGTTTGGGAGCCCGGTTCACTACGCAAAGATGCAGTTCCCAAGAATGATTACCTCTATTGGTACGTTCACGAACGAGGGCAGAACAGACATCTTGATTGAGTGTGATGGGAAAATATCGCTAGTTCAGGGTGAGTCAATCACACACATTCTAACGAACAGGCACATCCCAAAGAACCTCTCTGAGGCCACTAGATTCCTTCAGGTGGCGAATAACCTTTTAATTCTAAACGGCCGAGATCCCAACATGAAGTGGGACGGGGAGAAGGCCACCCCGCTCGGCATAGCTGGGGCTCCAGAGGCCCCAACGATCCTGGGCGAGGAGGACGGGGCTACCGAAATATCGATCTCAGAGCAGAGGGTTGGGCTGCTCTGGTCGGGTCATGCGATGACAAAAACCACCACGAAGGTGACGTATAAGTACAAGGTATCGTGGGTAAGTGAGTTCGGGCAGGAGAGTGAGCTTTCGTCAGCATCAAACGCTGTAAATGACGACAACGTAGGTGAGAAGCACAGGTATATGGTGATGGTTGCTGGGCTTGAGGGTCCAGCCCCGCAGGACGACATCATCGGTAGAAACCTGTATCGAAGCCTGGACTTAATTACATACTATCTAATCCGCTATCTACCTGGGACTGATGGAGACACATATCTAGACGGCATAGACCCAGAGGCCCCGCTTAGCGATAAATCGCCTGACCCACTATCAAATGGCCCACCTCCACTTTGTAGGTTTGCCTTCTATTTTCGCGGAAGAACGTACTACTCGGGGAACACTGAGAACCCCACTGCGCTCTGGTACTCAAAGGACAAGGGCGGGAAAGAGGCGGTTCCGGTAGACAACTTTCTACTCATCGGAACAAACGCCGCCGACAGGATTACGGGCTTCTCCCTTTCGTCAGACTTCGTCCTTGTCTTCAAGGAGAGCAGCACATTCATGCTCACGCAGGATAAAAACGGGGTCCCAATACTTACCCCGATGAGCAGCAATATTGGCGCTGTGTCAGATCGCGCCGCCGTAGGGTTTGAGGGCAAGGTCTACTTTGTCTCAAGGCAAGGCATCAACGCATTCGATGGGACAAAGGTTGTCCCTATATCAAAAGATATCTCAGAGATAGTAAGGAAGATTCCGAGTGACACACTGAAGAACAGCATAGCCTGGGTGGACCCACCCAATCGCCGCGTCTACTTCAGCATTGCCTCTGGACCGAAGTCGTTCAACAACGAGGTCTGGGCCATTCATGTAGACAACGGGGCCCTGTCAAGGGTGGAGGCGGTCGTAACCGCTGCCGCTCGGTACAAAGATATGATGTTGGTTGGCTATAGCTCGCACGTTGAGCATGGGCCTGTCACGCCAGAAAACTGGATAGAGAATAGTGGCGGCACGAATCCTGGGGTTAATGATCTTGGCGTGTGGGGCGCTGGATCGGCCATATATTACTTCAACAACCCAGGAGGGATATTCACTCCATCAATTTCTGGAGATGGGAACACGGTCGTTGCCCATTTTCCGCCGCTATCAAAGGTTTCAATGAGGAGGAGCTTTGAGACGAGATGGCTCTACGGAAGCTCGCCTCAGTCAGACAAGACTTTCTACAGGGTAGATGTCTTCTATGTCCAGACCGGAGGATATCAGGTCGGCAGTAAGGCTCTTAATACAGAGGATTTTGACAACAGGATCTATGTAAAGTGGTTTACGGACTGGGACAGGAATATCATTGGGGAGGACTACCTAACCCCGGCAGACCAAGACGCGCTGCTGTGGAACGATGCAAAGCTCAACTCTATTGGGGGGCAGACCGGGCCGCTTCTGTGGAAAGACTTTCACGACACAGCCAGCATCCCGAAGAAGCTCTGGGACGAGAAAAGAGTTCGATGCAAAAAGATAAACATAAGGGTTACTGATCCGCTCGACCCGCTTGATCATCTAAGCGGTATTGCGAGGCCAAAGAGTCAGTTGGTTAACACTGGGTCTGATCAGTCTGGCGAAAACATAACGGCAAAGTCTCTTAAGCTATCGTTTGATGGTGGTGGTGACGCTGGCTGGAGAATCGTTGGCTTCCTCCTCCACATGAAGGACCATGGTATACGGGGAGAGGGTACGGACCATGAGTAGGCTGACGAAAAGGATCGCCGCAGCGGTACACGAGCTTGACCTGGGAATACCGGACCTCAGGCTTCAAATGGACTTTGCCGGAACCGTGAACAAGGCGCTTCGCGAGGTCGGCGGCGCTCCGATTGGCGACTTTGAGGACCGTGGATCTCTGCTCAGGGCGGCTATATCGCTTGAGGGCGCTGCGCCATCTGAGCTTGAGGAATATGTCGCCACTCTGGAACAGCAATGACCTACTACGTCCAGAAGAACGTATTCACCGCTGGCGCTGTCGCTGACGCCGACAACCTGATGGAGGAGTTCTATCGAGTAGCCAGCGCCATGTCCTCAATAGATCAAAACAATATTGCCCCATACTCCATCAACTATTCTGTTGCAATTCCGCCCAATCCAGCGGATGCGTTTGACATGCAGCGGGGGCCATTCGTCTGCTACGACGAGGACTCTCCACAGCAGAACCTCCTATACTCTACGGCCGGGTCGATGTCTGGCTCAGACCTAACCAACATAAAGTTCAATGACGTGGATAGCTCTGGGTTTGATCTTAGGTTTACGTCAAGGGTGTCCGCGAAATACCACTTCTTTCTCCAGGCGACAGCGACAAGGGCGGTAGCCCACAGTGGGCCGCTAAAGATAGACGCAATTATAAGACTAAATGGCTCTGCGGCCGGTGGCACGAACGCAAGCTTTAGCACCGAATGCAAGGCTGGAGGAACAACCAACAGGCTTCCAATTTCAGTCAGGGCCACACAGTTCCTGGAGCCCGGAACATGGCATGTGACACCATCCTTTAGGCCGCGCGTCGATGACACAAATATGCCGAGCATCACAAACATATCAATCGGCGTTATTGGATTTATCCGATGATAGACTTTCCTTATCTTATAGAGCCGGGAACGAGGACCTCTCGTAGCTCTGTCGTCGGCAACCTTGCGGCTATAGCGGCAACCGCAAAAGACATAGACGCCGACCGAATAGAAGACTCCTCTATCGAGCTAAGGCACATAGGCGAGCTTGGTATTTATTCTGAATCATGGAAGATAGTGGCAAACCATACCCAGCTTGTAGCTTTGACCACTGCCGCGATTAACTCAAACCCACTGATAGTTCCGCTTACTGCTGCCCCGGTTAAAACCGCAACATACATTGGTGGCCCAGTAATCGTTTACGCGCGAATCCAGGTCAGCGCTACTCACTCTGCGAACAACGCAATCTTAAGACCCGCTATCTACGTAGACGGCCTAAGGGAGTCGTGGGTAGACCTGGAAATCGGTGCGCTAGAGCATAAATCAATAAAGCTTTTCTATATGTTTGAGGCTACTGAAACGGATCACCTCATCGAGGTAAGGGCCGACACCGCGACCACCACTGCGGCAGACGTTGAGGTTCAGCAAGCGCATCTAGAAGTCATATCGGTGAGGGTGTAATGACAGCCTGGAACCCACCTCTAATCACGCACAACGATCCATTCTCTGCTTCAGTTATTGATGGTGCGTTTGATGATCTCGCCTCGTGGTCTGGAGGGATTGGCGACCACCAAAGCGGTCACTCCAATATACGGAACAACAGATCCATCCCTGCAACAAAGTTCAGCTCAGGCACGACCTCGAAGGTGTGGAGAAACAACTACGCCGGATACAACACATATCTCCTTTGGAATAAGGGAGCTACGTCTGGGCCGACATCGTCCGCGTTTACCGATCCAGTAACACAGGGAAAGGTGTACGACATTCCTGGCTCATCGATCAACTTCTACCTGAGGAGGGCGGTTCCAGCCAATCGCTTAATCATGGAGTCATCGATCCACTTCTGGCAGGCCAGGGAGGGTAATTATTTTCAGCAAACAACAAACGGACACTCTGAGGCCATTTTTGAAGTTATCCTCACAGGCTATCTGGATGGTGTCGCCTTAAGTTCTCTATCTAGCCGAAATACAAGATGTCGCTATGCGATAAACCCAACTGCGTCTACAAATAAGAACTCGTTCTCAAGAAGGGGCTTTGACGGTAGCTTTTGGGGTGTAGCGGCTAGTACAGTAGAGGCTGGCCTACACACGTTTAAGGTGACTATGACGTTTAATACCTATCGAACCCTCGTTGGCACGGTCAACGACAAGTGGATGCTTAACCACATTAAGGGTGGACCGCCTAATACCTCTGTAACAGCAATCTATATTTAACCAGGAACCATCATGGCGTTTGAGGATCAGAACCTGTTTGGCGACCCGATTACGGAAGAATACTTCCGCCGCAAGGCATCTTCGCAGATAGCCCCAGCACAGATTAAATACGCCCAGGCGCTAAGCCAGCTTGATAGCTCGCCCATGGCCTCTGGCAACATTATCTATGGCGAGGAAATCGCTGGCAGAAACAGGGCTCGGCAGAACATTGCAACCGGCCTTGCCTCATCCATTGCATCGGCTCAGTCTGGTGCTGAGTCTGCAAACATAGCGGCAGCAGCAGACCAACGCACGAGGGCCAGGGCTGAAGACATTGGCTTTGAAGACGCCCTAGAGAGAATGCGGTGGGGCGCTGGCACAAAGCTACTTCAGATGGTGCCTGACATTGCTGTTGTAATGGGCTCTCTTGATGAAAAGGCGCGGGAAGCAACCGGCAAGGGCATCGACCAGCTTGTTGACGAAGAGCAGAAGAAGCTGGCTGAGTTGTCGATTAAGCGAAACCAGGACCCAACGCGCGCGCTGGTTGGTGGTGGTGGTTCAACCGTCTACACTGACCCTACAGGGGCTCGAATTGGCGGCTTTGGCCCCGCAATTCATCAAGAGATGAAAGAGCGAATGGCTCGCAAGGAGGCTGGCACTCCATGGTATGAGGGGGTGCCAGCGGCCGGTGGGCTGGTCGGTGGGCTGGCTAACCTTTCGGCGGAGGAAGCGCGAGCCATGGCAGCGAACCCGGAGCTGTTGCAAAGGTGGATCGACATAAAGAATGATCCGGCTAGAGGAATCCATTACCCATGGCTTGCCAGAGAGGAGCTAGAGGGCGGTCTGAGTCGTGAGGACCTCGGGAGGATGAGGCGACTGGACCCGATCTTTAATCCCGAAAGAGCGCTTGATAGGGTTCCTGGGCGAGAACCGGAGCAGCCCGCCTCGCCTGTTGAAACCAGCCTTAGGCAGGCGAAAAGCCCGGAAGAAGCTCAGGCCGCGCTACAGGGCCAGGGCCTTGGGATGAAGCTAAACCAGGACGGCACTGGAAGCATCTCGCCAGCTCAAGTCCCATCCGACGAGCAGATAATCGCGGAGGGCAGGCGACAGGGCCTGGATGATGAGCAGATCAAGCTGGCGCTGAATGATGCTAGAAGGGCCAGGGGCGGCGGACTTTCCCCGCTATCCGGGCTGTCCGGTGCAGGCGTTGGTGGTGGGCTCTATCGCACAGGGAGTAGATAATGGCTGTTCAGGAAACAGTAGGACTGCGAGAGCTTCAGCAGTATATGGATCAGGGGTGGGCCCCAAGGGCCGATCCATCGGTATATGGCGAGGGAGCAACCCCAGATTCGGAGATGCAGTTTGCGATCAGTAGCAAAGACGATCTCATGGACTGGCTCAATAAAGAAGCCTATCAAGGCCGTCTTAACTTTACGCAGCAGGACATCTACGACTTCTTCATTAAGCCCGAGGAGCAGCAAGCCGTTGAAAGGGCTGATGAGAGATTCAGGGAGCTTTCCAGTCAGGCAGCGGGGGCGGCGGGTCAGAGAACCGGCCAAATGGCCAGTAGGCTTGGCCTCGCCGGAACCAGCCTTGGTCAGCAAATGGGCAAGACCACAACCAAGGGTCTGGGGAGTCTGTCTAAAAGCGCTGGGCTAGAGGCAGCTAGGCAGGCTGCAATCAGCGGGTTTGATCGACCCGGTCGAATGGGACGCATTGAGGGCCTGAAGCATGCTTACCAAACTGGAGGAACCACAAGGGCGGGCTTGGCTAGAACGGGTGGTGCAACCGCAGGAACTCTGATTGGAAGCGGTATTTCCCTTGCTCTGGCAGCAGCAAGCACTGGTCCTCAGGCCATTATCACAGCACCGCTTGCTGCGATTATCGGCGGTATAACCGCAGCCGCATCTACTGCGGTTGGTGGTGCCGCTGGGCTGGCAGCAGAGGCCGACATGCTTGGCACCATGCGTGAGGGTCTTGGGAGGTTTGCGGGAAGGAGCGCTACGCCAGGATCGTTCAGAGCAGCCCCAGGAACGCCCACTTACGAGGGTGCCACCTTTCGCACTGGCGGCTCCAACCAGCGGGCGCTGATGGGGGCATATGGTCCCGCTGAAGGCGAGTCAGACTCTAGCTTCCTTTTTGGGTCAGCATAAATGGCATCAATACCAACAGGATCTATATTCGGACCGACCCTGGCAGGGGCGATGTCGGGCGGATCTGATCCGTTCAAGAACACCCTTCAGGCCGTTGGCGATGTCCCAAGGGCACTCCTTATTGCACAGTCTCTATCGACAAGGGGGCAGAAGGAATACGACAGGCGTCAGGACGTTAAGCTTAAGCGCGCCGAGGTGGCGGCGGTTATTGCGAAGAAGCTTGGTTACGGCGGGAGTGAGCTTGATGCAATCTTTAAGGAGTTTGCCACGTCTGACACACCAGCCAGGGGAACCGGTGGTGGCGGCGGTGCTGCTAGACCCGCCGACACGACGTCTGGGGCTGCTAATGTTGGCGAACTAAGAAGGCTTGCCAATGAACTGAACCAAAGGGCTCAGATAGAGTATAGGCCGGGTGGAGTAGCTGGCACTTGGCCGCAAAGCCGAGAAGAAATCACCGAAGGCGAGAGTTCTAGCCACTACAAACCTATATCTAGGGCCACCAAAAGCGATCTTGATCTGCCCTCTCAATACAGTGCCGCAGAAGATCAGCGCGCAAAGATGGGTGATCTAGAGGCTGCGCTTAACTCTCTAACCGGCGAAGGCGGATCTATTGAGCGGGCAGAGGCCAGGATTAAGGCGCTTCAGGAGAAGGCAGAGTTAAGGAAGGGCAGGCTTGGCACGGACGACTCTGTTGAGCTTAAGGCCCTTTTGTCCGAGAGGCAGGGCCTCAGGTCCCAGGTTGGCGTGGCAACCAGTCAGCTTGAGGAGGCGATGAGATTTAAGCCAGACATGGGGCTGGAGAACCCGGCCACACGGATTGGCCTACCGGCTGACTACATACTTGATCCATCTATGGTGAGCTACATAGGCAGTCTGCTTAAGACTGATCACCCAACGGCCAGGGAGGCTCTTAACGTAATTGGAGTAGATCCAAGCGTAACCGCAGAGGACCTCAAGGGCCTTGGCTCAGAGGTAAGAACCTACAGTAGAAAACTAGCTAAAATATATCGAAAGGATCTGACCGCTAAGCGCGAGCAGCAGGCCGAGCTTGGGCTCGCGGGAAGGATAATGACCATAAAGGCTAGGTTGGCTGGCGTTAGGTATCCTGGCGACAACACCGATGAAGTGGCTAAGGCCCTTGCAGAGCTTGACGATGCTCAGCTTTCCCTGGCGCTGCAAGACATCGGAACCGACCCCAAGTTTGCACACGAAATCGAGCTTGCAGGGGTCAGGGCGAACAAGGTCATTACTCAGAGGTATGAGGGCCTTCGCTCTAGTGGCGGTGGCGGCGGCGGCGGCGGTGGCGGCGGCGGCACAGGCACCGTACAGCCTACGGCAAGCCCATCAGCCCTCAAGGCAGAGCTTACCGCGCAGCGCAAAATCATTGAACACTATGAGAAGCTCCAGGGTGGCCCCGATAAGAGGCAGATCTATCCAAAGGAGTACGAGCGAATGCTTCTCGCCATTCGCAGGTCCGAGAACATCCTAAACCAGTATTACGCAAAAAGTGGAATGTGGGATGTCCAGTTCCCCACCTCCGGGCACGCTGCTCGACACGCATGGGATGAAAGAATGAGCATGGAGCAGGCCAATCAGTTCATGAGACAGCAGGGATTTGCTGAAGGGGATGGGGTGCATCCCGATTTAGGGCGTATTAAGGGAGATAGAAGGGAGTGGGACAGGCGCGCAGCAGAGAAGCCAGCGGGAGAGAGGGCTGACACGGACGACGCGGACCCAGCAGCGGTGCGCACGCCCGCTGCGATAAAGATGGTGAAGGCTAAGCTGGCTGCCGATGCCAAGGAGTTTCTAAGCCGAGGGCAGTCGAAAGAGGCGTTTGCTGCTGCAATGAGGACAGAGATGAGGACGGCGAAAGGCGATGCCTGGGCCGACAATCCCAAATTCATCAGATTGATTGAAGAAGCCTGGGTTGGGCGGGCGCGGCCCTTGGTCGAGCAGGAACCGCTCTTTAGTGAAGAAGAAAAGAGTCTTAGGGGTCTGCCGAGGGAGTTTTCTAATCTCAGCCAAAGATTCTTCGAAATGGTGTTTACAGAGAAGCCAAGGCGTCTCGCGCTACTTGAGAAAGACCTTGAAGGTCTTATAAGGGAAACGAAGACCCCGCAGCTTATGAACGCCCCTGATTTGCAGCAGAGGATCGACGATAAGGTTTCTGAGATAGAGGCCTGGTGGGCAACCAACGAGGGAAAACAGTTGCGCGATATCTATAGGGCGCGAAGGTTATTTGACGGGGAATAGTTATGGCCGACGAAAACCCCTCT